AATCTGCCTCCTCTACCTAAAATATCCTGAACACAAGAATGAACCGGATGCCGGCATACTGTATCTGCACTGGCTCCGACCCATACGCGAACGTCACCCGTTGTGCCGTCCACGAAAACGCCTTCAACCCCGTAACCCCAAAATACGGCTTCGTATCCTGTGCCTCCAGCACCGCGATAACCTCATCCGCAATATCCGTCACCGCCGAGATGTCCTCGCCCAATTGCGACCGCTGCCTCGCGTACACATCCAGGTGTATCGTCAGATTGGTCTGCCGCACCCCGCCGCGAAACGTTGTGCGGTCGGTCTCGCCAGACGGGTCCTGCGCCAACTCCTCGAAGTAGCACTGTATCGCGGGGACATCCTGCATCCCCTCGGTCATGCTCTCCAGCGTCTGCCCGCTCGGCACGAGGGTCACGCCCTCCATTACCGTGTCCAGCACGGTCGTCAATATGCTGCGGATGGTCAACTGGCTCATGGGTTGTTCACAATCCTCGATACCGCCTGCCCGATTCGCTGTACGATATATTTCCGGTTCCGGTCAAACGCCCCCTGCAAAAAGCGTCGGGGCCGCGTGCCGCCTCGCTTCCAGATGGCCATCGCGACGGCAAACCCTGAACTCATGCCATGCCGTCTCGCCCACGTATCCAGCGCGGACGGCGGCGGGAAGTAGCGCGGTCGCCCCACGAACGTGCCCGTGCCAAGCTCCATATACGGCGCATAGACCACGTTGGACCCGACCACGCCCTGGGTGAAGTTGGCTACCTGCCGCACCTCCGGCGTGATAGATGCTCTCAGCCGTCCCGTATCCACCGGGGCCAGCCGCTTGGCATCATTCGCCACCGTCAGCGTGACCTCCTGCATCGCCTTGAGAAAGTCTGGCCCATGCAGCCCCGCGACGGTTTTTTCCATGTTCCGCTTCGTCTGCACCAGACCCTTCGCCTGACCTTTAATCGCCACTCAGAATTTCCTCCGTTCGGGCCCAGCCAAACGGGGCATCCATATAGCTATCGTAAAAGCGATCAAGAGCGCCAAGCCAGAAATCATATTGCGCAGTGGAAAAGTGATGTTCGAGCCGCCTCATATCAACCGTGAAAAACCTGACGAGTCCGCCATACAACTCAATCCGGTGCAGGTTGTTGGTCTGTAGCAGGCCAAGGGCATCAGTAGCGCTAATCTCCTGTGCTGCCTCGTCCCACCGCAAAAGAAATGGCTTCTCATGCAACACTGCCACAATCGGTTCCGGCTCTTGTCTCGGCAACACCTCACCCTCCATCCAATCTGTCGAATACGAAATCTCTGCCGGTAGGAGTTCCGGGTGCGCTACGGGCGCCAGATAGCCCCATTTCTGACCAAACACTCGCGGCCACCTTGCAAGCGGCCTGAAACTCGTCTCATACAAATGTCGAGGCACGTCCAGTATGAATCCCCTATAGAATTCATCTGGCTCTACGCGCTCAACACGAATTTCAATATCGTCCATCCAGACCCATCCTCCGAACTCGTTTCTCCCATTGTCCGGCATTTTCCACCAGACTACGGCACTACGGCCCCAGCGGTCGCACCAGTCGGCCCATATCCAGCATCATCGCCACTGCCGGGTCAACCTTCTGCCGGTACAACAGTTGCGCGAAGTCCCCGCTGGCCAGCGCATCCGACCACGCACTCTGCCCGCGCTTATACCACCTCGCCGCGAGAGTCAGCGTCGCCTGCTTCACCGTCTCCGGCGCTTCCTCCGCATACCCCCAGCGTGCCGTCACCCGCACCACCGGCTCTGCGCTGCACGGGAACAACCCATAGCTCCCCGCCTCAGTCGTTCGGATAAAGTGATAGGGCCTGCGGTTCCAGTTCGGTCGCTCCGGATCACCCGCGCCGGCCAGCCAGTCCGCCGCCGTCCACTCGGTATAGGTGTCATCCGTTGCGCTGTCTTTGGCTTCGACCGTCGTCACCGCCACGCACTCATCAATCCACAACCAGCGCTTCCCCTCTGCCGGATAGATTCTGGCGGTCGCCGTCTCATCCGCCTCAAAGCCGTCCGGGCGATTGCAGTAGGTGTCCACCATCGTCGAGGCTCCCAGCAGCAGCATATACAGCAGACCATCATCCGCGCTCTGCGTTTTCTGGATTTGATTTTTGAGTTCGTCGAGACTCGCGTAGGCCTTCGACCTCATGTCTTATAGACCCCCGCCATGCCCTTATCCGCACCCTCCTGCACGAACACCAGGTCAGGCTCGGCTTTCAGCGCATGGACCGCCTCAACCACATGCGGGAAGCGCGACGGCGTGTAATCGTGGAACAGCATCAGCCCGCCCTTTTTCAGCTTCTCAAACCAGGGCAGGTCGCGCTCCACTTCCTCATGGTCGCCATCCACGAACACCATATGCAGGCTGTTGTCCTCCACCTGCTGCAACCAGTTCCACGACTTCGACTTGATGCACTCAATCCGCCCATAGTTGCGGAGGATGTGCTTCGCCCGGTTTGTGGTCTCCCGGTCGCTATCCAGCGTCGTAATCGTGGCCTTGGGTGCCCCCAGGCTGAGGATGGCCGCACTGTAGCCATAGCGCGTCCCGATTTGCAAAATCTTCGCCCGCGCCCGGTCATATTGCTTCGCCAGCGCAAACAGAATCGCCGCCTGGTATGGCTCAATCGCCTGCGACCGATTCGGCACATCGTGCGCCGCCTGATGAAGCGCCTCGTCCACACCCTCGACCTTCTCCTTTACCCATTCGATAAAGGCCGCCGGAGCGTCTGCCTTGTGGATATTCTTCAACGTAATACTCATGACATCGCCGTCCTTCGATATTTTTCAAATTCACGCATCCCAACCTCGCCCCCCTTAAAATGCACGATATTCGCCCGGCTGAGGTCACCCTCTCCCGGCGAACAATTCCAGGTCTCCGTCCGCATCACCCGCACCATCGCTCCCGATGCCTCATGCCGATACGTGCCGTCGTGCGCCTTCCACCATCGCAGCCCCCGGCATTGCTCGACCGCCGCGTTCAGGCTCTTCTGGTCAACCTGCGCCGGGTCGTCATCTGCCTCCTGTGCCGCAATCCAACTGTCAACGAACCCCCGTGAGTGCTCATTCCGCCGGAAGACCAGCACTCCCGAATTCAGCAGCCCATAATACGGCTGTATCTTCCCCATCAGTTGCTTCATCTTCTTCATGGGCCGCAGTGTCACCCCCACGTCAAAGCCGGCTGGCACCGCAAATCGCCTGGCGGGCATGGCATCCGCGTCCAGGTGGATGATGATGTCCGCCTCCAGCCGTTCCAGCGCATCCCGCACCACATACGGTTTATGCAGCCCTCTGGCTTCGTTCCGCACATAATAGCGCTCATCCACCATAATCTTGGCCGGCTCGCCGGGCATCAGTCCCCGCTTATGCAGTTCGTCGCAAAACGGGATAATGACGGCATCATCCAGCCGCCCCCGCGTCCGCTCAGATAGCCCGATGTCATATACCATATACGGCACGCCGGGGTAATAACGGCGGATTTCCTCCCACGCATAGACCAGCATCTCGGCATACTTCTCATCCGCTACCGTAAAAAACGCCAGGCTCTGCGACTTCACCCGCACTGCCGGCTGCCGCTGGATGGCCCGCCCCGTACTCGTCCTGTGCCCGTTCCCCGCATGGTGTTTCGCCTGCCACGCCCGGACGGCCCCGTGCTTTAGATTGAGCGAACGCCGTGCCGCCAGCGGATAATGCAAAATGCCCGCCGTCCTGGCCGGGTCAATCCGATGCACAAACGTGTTCCACAGGTGCCCCGCCTGCATGATTTTGACGGGTGCCTGCTCCATCGCCCGCGTCAGCGCCATCTGGTCACGCCCCCGCCAGCGTAGCCATTCCTTCCACCACGCCCGCAGCAGCGCCTTCACCTGCTCATTCCGCCGGAAAGCAAACACCCCGCCGTTCAATTGCAGCCGGTCGCCATAGTCCGCCATTGCCCCGAACTCGCCATCGGCGTACCACCGGGCATGGTCACGCACCTCATGCGCATAATCCGGCGTCCACACCATGTCCCAGCCATCCGCCAGCCACTCAAAAATCTGCGGCACCGGGGCCACCATCTCCGTGTCGGCATCCAGGTACAGCACATAACGCCACTCCTGCGGTGCATACTCCCACACCTTCAGCTTGTACGTCCGCGCCCCCTCATCCACCTCCTCTTTCTGGATGAAAATATCCTCATCCCCAACCGGCGCATCGCTCACCAGGCAGATAGGCACCTCCGGCATATACCGCTTCGCGCTGGCAATCAGCACCCCCGCGCACGCCCTGGCGTTCTCCCCATAGGCCACCACGTAGATACCCCGGTCGCTCATGCCGTCCGTCGTGCCTGCCCGTAATGATGCGCCACCAGCGCCCCGCCGTTCCAGGGTCGCCCCAGCAGCCACACCTTCAGCGGTGCCCGTTTCAGCGCTCGCAGCAGCGCCCCCTGATCCTTGTCCTTGTAGCATTCCCATTCCTCCCGCCATGCAGCGAAAAAGTCATGCACAGCCTGGCTCTTGCGGAAAAAGAACACCCCTCCTTGCAGCTGGAGTGGTTCGTAGTTGCCGATGGCCCGCAGTGTGTGGGCCAGTTCCTTGCCATTATCAAGGTGCCACAGCAGCCGCTCGCCCTGGTTTTCCGATGGCACTATCGCCATGTCCCAGCCGTCTTTCAATATCGCGAAGCCTGCGTTGATACTCGCATAGGCATAGGTATCGGCGTCCATGTAACAGGTGTATTCAAATGGCGACAGCCGGTTGATGTTCAGCTTCGGCCACCTGGCTCCCGGGTCTACGTCCTCGGCATAAATATCTTTCACGTTGAACAGTCCCAGCGGCTTGTCCGAGACCACCGCCACCGGGATAGTATTGTTCAACCGTAGCGTCGCGATGCTTCGTATCGCAAAGGTTCGCGCGTTCTTCCCATACGCCACATACACAATTCCCTGTGTCATCGGTGACGGCATTACCCCTCCATCCAGCTTGCCGGTAAATGTAGTACCAGTGGCTGGGTCTGATAGAGTACCCGCAGAAATGCCAGTCGCTCGTCGCCTTCTTCCTTCTGCCATTTGGCGAAGAGGGCTTCCGTCGTCGCCGTCTTCCGCACGAACATGAAGCCGGTGTGGAAGAAAGGCACCCGCAAATCGTGAATGACTGCCTCTGTTCTGGCCCGGTCAGTCTCGTTCCCGATGTCCCGCGCCAGCCGGTCATAACTCGCTACCGGCACCACCACCTCCCACTTTTCCAGCATCCCCAGCCCGGCTCGCATCCGTCCCTGGTGCAGCGGTTTACTCCCATCCCAGACAATCGTCCGCTCATACGGCAGCCGCGGTCGCTCGCCTTTACGCAGCACCGTCACCTCGCCCTTGAACGCCCGCACCCGCTTCGTCGTCACCAGCCC